TTGGCTATCAACCATATCACCCACAACAACACCAATGGTTGAAATGCCACTGATGACTGTTGTAGTAACACCAATAGTTGCACTACTGCTGGTTGTTACAATACCAGCTGACCTTTTTAGTGCGTTTGTAAAGACTTCTGCCATTTTTCTTTATGTGTTAGAGGTATTTATCAGCTGCTAAGAGCAATCACAAGACCAATTGATACACCTGGTGTAAATGTAACTGTTGCAATACCAGCAGTTGCAGGATCAACAGCAATTGCTGTTCCATTGGTTGAATTGAAGTTAATTTGAGTAACTCCAGCACCAATGAATGATCCTTCAGAACCAATGCCAATTCCTGCTCCACCACCTACACGAATTTCTCCGTGCATTGCTGAGTGAATGGAACAATTGTAATGAAGAATATCAGGTGCATTATAAGGAACCTTAAAGGTTACAATGCCAACTTCAGCTCCATTGTTAGTAACACCATCATTGTAAGAATTACCAATTCCTGTGGAATTGATAGTTTTAATATAGAATGGGTGACCAGATGCATTAACTGAGAAGTGATAATTCTTACCTCTTGTCAGATAAAGAGTAGGATTATCTGTTGCTTGAGTAAATCCAATTCCAGTTGCAGCAAACTGATATGCAGATGATGCATTGTTTGTAATGTCAAACTGCGTATAGATTTCTTTATCAGTTGCATATACATTGTTTTCAAAAGTAGATTCTCCTACAAAAGTGGAAACACCACTGATGTATAAGTTTCTACCACTGATTTCATCATATACAATGTCACCTGTGACATTTAAATTTCCATCAATGTAGACATCATTTTGGAATGTAGAAACACCTACAAAAGTGGAAACACCACTGATGTATAAGTTTCTACCACTGATTTCATCATATACAATATCACCAACAACATTTAAGTTGCCACCAACATAAAGATCACTCTCAAAGGTGCCAACACCAACAAATGTTGAAGGTCCAGTAACTCTTAAATCAGTTACAACAATTTGACCACCACTGATATTGACTGTTGAAATGGTGGCAATACCAGATGTCTGGAAGTTGTTGGGAATTAGTGTCCCATCAACATTAACCTGACCATCAAAGTATGCTGCTGTTGCACCAGCACCTGCTCTTCTTCTAACCTCTACGTTATAAGATGGACTTGCGGTGTTTACACCTACAAATCCATCAGAATTGGTTACAGAAAGTGCAGTTCCACCAAGACCAACATTCAGTTCATCAATAGCAGTAGTGACGCCTGTAATGTAGGCACCCCTCTCTGCTCTAAAATCACCGTGAACATCAAGTAAACTGCGAGGTACTGTAGAACCAATGCCAACTTTCTGTAGGTCAGTGTCGCCATAAATCAGATTTACAGCGACTTCTATCCCGTTTTTGACTACAAAATTCTTGTTTACAGCCATAAGTCGTTAGAGGTTCACTATCCCCTCAGTTTTTACTATTTAGTCAAGTTACAACTCTCATTACAACTTTTGCAACACCATCACTTCCTCCAAGAATAGATGATATTACATCAACTTGTCCATTGGAGTAACCTGATCCTCCTCCACCACCTGAGCCTTGTTCACCACCAGCACCACCAACTGCACCGTGACCACCATTGCCACCATTTGTGCTACCCAATCCACCAGTTTCAATGATGCTGTATCCTGCTTTGAAACCTCTGGTGATGGAAGCTGTACCTGAAGCAACTGTACCATCTTTCAGTCTAAACTGAACAGAAGTTCCAACATCAGCACAAGCAGCAAAACCTTGATTTCTATAGTAAACACCTCTTGGGCAAGGAAGAACTCTTCCTCCTGATGTTCCAGTTGCTTTTGTATCTGGTGAAACAGCAGTTGCTGATGAATAGATAGATCCAAAAATACCAGAGTTTGGTAAGAGACCTTCATCATAAGTTCTACCACCTGTTCCTGGAAGTCCACCCCTTCCTCTGTCACCTGCAACACCTACACCACCACCAAATCCACCTCTGTTGGTAGTTCCTGCATTTCCACCTGCCCCAACACAAGCAAGCAGTGTTCCCTTCTTATAAAGGAAAGGTGCTTTAATAGTTTCTGAAAGACCAGCAATTACATATTCAACATTCTTCTCCATAGTAAATCTGATTCTGGAGTAACCTCCCTCACCACCCAAGTTTGATCCCCTATTAGTTCCTTTACCACCATAAAGATCCATCTCAACTTGAATGTCTTTATCTGGACTATAGAAGCTATAGAATGAAGAGGCAGCATTGGGGACAAGATCAAACTCATATTCACCATTAAACAGATCAATATTCTGAACATTTACATTATAGTCAGTGGTTCCAACACCAATCTGCTCAATGTTAATAACATAACTATCAGCATTATCAAGAACTGCAAAGTTAGCAATACTTGTAATTCCAACTCTATTTGTTGCTGCAGAACTTGTAACTCTACAAGTAACAGTTTGTACACCAACAGTATCTGCCTTTAGAGTCAAAGTAGGTGTCTTTGAACCTGATATAGTTGTTCTTCTTGTTGTTGTTGTAGGAACATCAACTGTTCCATCAAAGACAATATTAATGTATCCATCTCCAGGATTTCCATATCCATCATAATTGAATGAAGCATATCTGGTATCAAATCCACTAGCACCACCATTACCACCACTTCCACCAGAACTGTTATCTTGTCCAGAAGAACCACCACCACCTGATCCAGGATAGTTTGAAGGTCTGGCTCCACCGCCTCCACCTCCTCCTCCGCCACCATCACCATTCTTGGTGACTCCCTTATCTCCAGAATCTGGAGATGATGTCCCATTAGACATTGCATCTCTAACTCTACCAAAACCAAGACCAACACCAATTCCGTTTGGTGGACCCTGAGCACCTCTATTCAAAGATCCACCACCGCCACCACCGCCACCAGCAGCTACAATGGTATATCCACCTTTTACGGAGTCATAGACAGCAGAGGCACCTCCGCCTCCTCCACCACCACCAGACCATCCATTCTGACCTGCGCCACCACCATCTCCACCTTTTGCGTAACTGCTGGCACCACCAGTACCATAAGCATTCTGGTTACCAGAGCTTCCAGAATTTCCCTGTCTACCAATTTTAAATTCAAGAGTTCTAGCACCACTAGCATATGGGAAATTACCTACCCTTCCCTGTGATCCAGCTCCACCTCCACCACCAGCATCTGATCCTCCAGATCCACCAGCAGCTCCTGCAACAGTGAGTCTTACATTGGTAGCAGTTGATGGAAGTGTGAGAGAAGCATCTGATGAATATGTTTTCTCAATTTTACCTGGAATTGTAGTTGAAGATGTGGTTGTGACTGCAACTACACCATCATTTACATCCACTCCATTCAAAGTCCATTGATATGAAACATCACCATATGTGGTATCTGTCAAACTCGCATCAATTGTGAAAGTTCTAGTTTGATTGGTTAATGCTGATGCATCACCAGAGAATGAAATAATCTCAATCAGTGGATCTACAGTGACTGTTGCTATACCAGAACTCAATGGTTCATTTAAGGCATTTCCTGTTCCTGTAGATCCTGACCCTGCTCTTGAACCTGCATAGTCTGCTACTAGGTAAAATTTTCTGTTATTATCTTGAGGTGATCTTAAGTTTGACAGTGTGAGTTGAGTGGTGCCAGTTCCTGTTATATTAGTGCCATCAGAAAGAGGACCTACACCCTGCTCCCACCACTTATATGTGATAACACCAACATTTGCTGGTGTAGAAATTCCTGTAAATGAAACAGTTGCTATACCAGAAAGTGTAACTGAACCTGTAACTGTTGAACCAATACCAGTTGGTTGCTGCGAAAAAGACAGAATAGGACCATTAAGGTCCAGTTCTGTCTTGATTGATCTGAAAAAGTTTATTGCTACTGGACTCATGAGAAGTTCTGACCTCCTACGATACCATACAGAGTTGTGCCACCATCAAATGTAATGAATGAATAGACATCAACTGCTGCTGCATTTCCAGTTACAGTTGGTGCAACCCCACCTGGCCAATAGACTGGGATTGAAGTTCCACTGCCATTCTCAAATGTGTCAATGGCAACTGTTCTTGCTGTTGCACCTTGTGTAAGTTTGACAGTAAATGAGGCAGTTGAGTTACCAGCAGCACTGGTAAGTACAAACTTACTGATGTTTTCAGATGTTGTAATGAAGAATGTCTGTGCCTGTGACAGATTCAGAGTTGCTGTATTGCTGCTGGTGGTTACAGTCTGACCATACTCAAAGTATGACTGAATTCTGGCAGGAACAGCAACATCAAGTGCTGCTTTTGGTGAAAGTGATCCAATACCAACTCCACTTGTTGTGGTTGCAAGAACTGTTGCTCCACTACCCACTTTAATGTTAGTAGCAGTAGCAACACCAACAACCAATGCTCCTGTTGAAGAACTTAAATCATAACTTGTTGACTTGAGTTTTCCTCCAATGTTGACATTGCCAACAAAGTCAGCAGTGCTGATAAATCTGGATGCATTAGCAACATACAGATTTGTTCCAGCAATACCAGGACTTCCAATCTCAAGAGTATAACTTCCATCAGGTGTTGTTGTTCCAATGCCAACTCCAAGGTTGTTAATTGGATAGATTCCAGTTCCACCTGTTCCAACAGCATCCCAAAGACTGTCATTGGCAAGATTGGTCAGTCCAGAACCATCACCACTAAATGTATTAGCAATGATTGTGCCATTGACTCTCAGTTTAGTGCCATTAGCAGTTGTTCCAATGCCAACCCCATCACCATCAACACAGAATACAGAAGAACCAGAACCAACTTTCAGTGTGCATTCGCCAGGTGTGGTGGTTCCAATACCAACACCATCAAATACTACTTTCTTAGAATACTGATCAATACTTACAGCACCAAATGGATTCCAAGTTCCTTGCTTGGTAAATACCCAACCAACAATCAATCCATCAGTTGATGTTGATATTCCAGGATCAGAATAAAAAACTACATCACCAGGTGTTCCTGCCAGAACTGGTTTTGTGGTTCTAACAGTCATTTTTCTGGAAACTGGTGCATTTCCTTGCAGAAAGATGGAATTTGCTTCAATACCATCATCAGATGTAGATGTAATTTTTTTGGTAAAGAGGACAGGACCATCAAACTGTGACAGAAGGTTGCCAGGTTGACCACCCTCAACTCTCAATGTTCTGGAAATTGTGGCATCGGCAGGATTGATGATGTCAGTTCCAGTGTCAGGTCCAAGAGCAAAGATGTCTTCACCAGTTACAGTTGGAACTGGAGTGTTGTAGACTTCTTCCTTACCAGTGTTTGATGTAATCCTCTTGTTACCAACAAAGAAGTCACCTCTATCATTCATACCAGTGAATACTGTGATTCCACCAGCACTATTGAATGTTTGTGATGTAAGTTGCTCCTGAATATTAAGTTGTCTAGACTGCTTATCAGGAAGAGCAGTGGAGTAGTTACCAGGTCCATATCCAAGATACTCAAATGTATGACCAGAAGCACGTGTGATAGATGGTCTTCTGAATTCAAGTGGACTAATCTTGACTCTCTTAACTACAGAACCAGTTATATGACTTGTTGCCTGTGTTCCAAGCAGACCTCTGAATACCTTGACTGGATTGCTGGTAACAGTAGTCTTAATTCTTACAATCTCATCATCAATTCTCAGATAATCTCCAATCTTGAAGTCATAGGATGCCAAATTAGTTATATTAACTTCATCTACAGATGCATTAGCAACAGAGGATGAAAGTTGTGCTGTGATGTTATCATAAATGTTGAGAATTCTACCACCAAAGTTCTCATCATACAGTGAAATCAGTCCAGGTTGTGCTGCTAAACCAGGGTTATGTGCCTTAATTGAACCAGTGGTAGCAGGAACATTAGTGCTAATACCAATGTTAGCAATGAAAGTGGTAAGACCTACAACTCTGTTAACAGTAAAGTTACCATTGTAGAATGAACTGTTAGCACCTGACAGTGTTAAAGCATTGTTTGCTCTGAATCCGTGATTCGTAGAAGTAGTGACAGTAGCAAGACCAGTTACATTGTCATATGACAGTGATGAAACTGTAATGGTAGGTCCTGTTACAACAGCAAAAGAATTTGTAGTCCTATCAGAACCAACTCCTTCAGTTGAATATTCATCAACAGATTCTAGAGAGTTTACATTAATTTGATTTGTTGATGTAATACCAGTGATGGTATACAGTTGGTTATATTGATCATAAGCAAATGAAGTGATACCAGAAATTCTGATAGTATCACCTACATTGTTGTAAATTGAAGTAACAGCAACAGATGCAACAGAGTAACCAGTTGTAGTAGCAATGCCAACAACTGATAAATTATCACCAACTTTGTAGTTGGAACCTGGATCCATCAGTTCAAGATCTGTGATAGTTCCAGATGCATCAACTGTAACTCTAGCACTAGCATTGAATCCAGTGGTAACACCAGCAAATGTGGCATTGTAGAGGTTTTCAACTGCACCAGTTCCATTACCATATCCTGCACCACCATTAACAATCTGGAATGCAACAACTCTGTTCAGACCATGCTCAACATCAGTGTAAATGGTGTGTGCTGTTCCAGAAGTTGATCTGATATCAGTGATAGCAATACCAACAGAAAGATCAATTTCTGCATTGGTAATGGCTCTCTTTGTGATGCTATTTTTTACATCATCAATATCAACAAGTCCTAATGTATCAGCACTAGCATATGAAAGTGCTGCTTTTGGATCAGAATTAGGATTATCTCTATCATATTGTGGATAGAGATCTTTTACTGGTTGAGAGAACGCAAACTTGGAAGAATCATTATAAGGAGAAATTGTTGGTGTATTGGTAGCATCAATGATGGTCATATAGTAAACACCATCTTGAATACCATTTTGATATTCTCTTACAGTATCAATATCATAAACATAATAATTATTAGGAACCTTCACTTTCTGGAATGTAGGAAGTGAAGTAGTTCTTTGTGATGTATTGTTAGTAAATGTTCCTGGATTAGTAGCAGGAGATGTTACTGTGAAAACATTAGAACTAGGAACATTGACAACAGTATATGTTCCATTGTATCCAGAGTTAGCAAGACCAACAGTATTAACTGTACTGGTTACATTATTAATCTTGATTGAAGCACCACTCTTGAGACCGTGTGGAACTTCAGTGGTAAAGTTGAGTTGACCACCACTGTATTCTGCTGTTCTGATGAATCTAAAGTTTCTCAATTGAGCAGAGTTGCTCATTGTAACTGTACTTGGGCTATACTGAAGAGCAACTTCAGTATTAGTAGCACCAATTACATCATTAGATTCCTGAATAACAAATGAAGTTCTTGGGGGTCTTGCTGATGTAATACCAACACCAGATGGGATAACATATCTAAACTTATAAACTTTATCACTCAGGGATCTATTATCTGATTTTCTAATAAAATAGGTTCTTGATGTTGCTGCTCCAAGGGCAGTTGTGCCAACACCAACCAATGTTGAATAAATGTCATTATCAGTAGATGCGGATCCAACATTGATATACCACTGTTCATTGGTAGTATCAAACTGAATTGGGTGACCAGCATCACCAACAATCTTATCACTTACTCTACTTTCAACCTTAAGTGTGCCACCCTTGTTATTAATTGTGATTGATTGACCAGCTGCTGCTTCACTAAATGATGATGCTATCTTGATCTGATCAGAGTTTAATCCATCAGTGATGGCAAAATATACTTTATTATTAGTAATGCCATCAGGCAATCTTGCACTATCTGAAATAACCCTAATAGTTTCACCATTCAAGAATTGATGATTATCAGTGAATGTGATAGTATTTGATGAAATACTGTTGATACCAGCAGCAGTTCTACCAACTGTCTTTGTCTTGACTGATGTGACCTTATTGGAACTATTTTCAGTGCCCTGCATCACAATACGAGCACTCTTTGTACTAAGAGTACCATCACTAGTGATACCTACATACAATCTATCACCAACCTTTGCTCCAATTCTGTATCCTTGAAGGACATTTCTTGGTGATTTTTCTGAGTTGATTTGATTATAAAGGTATAATCTATTTGTTGATGCTATACCTACAGTGTTGTATACATCAACAGCATCATATTCAAGGTTGAAATCAGTTGTTTGAATCTCTTGTGGAGGAATAATGTGTGTAATGTAACCAACATCATCCTGACCAAATGCCTGATCTCTAAAACCAGTACAATTTAAAGCAATCTCACCAAAGTTAGAGTTGGAATTGGTAACTGAGAAGTCACCACCAGACTCTGTAACAAACTGCTGAGCATAACCAATAGCAAAGATTGAAACTAACTGACAAATGGCATTATTTGATGCCTTAATATGGTAACTATAATATTCTGGTCTATATTTCGCATTAGGATCACTATGAATATTAGCAACGTTATTGGCATACAAGAAAGTGCCAGTTCCTGAATCATACTTCAAGAAGGCATTGTCATCTTTCTGGAGTGATACGCCAGTAAACTGCGCAACAACCATTGACCTGAATCCAGATGTCTTGGATCCATCAGCATGGATACCACACATACCATATACTGATCTCAGAGAGATGTTGAAGATATATGGTGAGGCAGAAGATACAGTATCAGTATCCAGAACAACAGTTGCTGACGCTGGAGTTTCTAAAGCATCAGTTGGAGCAGTACCAACAGCATAGGTAAATTTAGTAGTATTGCCAGTAGCACTGTCAGTGGTCAGTACACTATCTACAACAAATGAACCATTATAGGCAGCATCTACACAATCATTAACTTGGAATGCTGTATCAACATTGAGACCAGAGATACCAGGTGACTCTAGTTCAACTGTAATGGTTGTGGTTGCTGTAACACCATCACCAGCTTTGATGCTGCTAATGCCAACAGCACCACCCTGAGGACCAACAATACGATATTCATCAACTTTTGCTTCAATATCAAGACCAGATGAAGGATAATCTGGTTGAATTGCTCTACCTGAAGCAGGACCATAAGCAAGACCCACTTTCTCATAGTACATCTCAAGGTCAGTTCTTGAGTATTGAGTATTGGTGATGAAAGCATCATTAATGTAAACATCATTTACACCATCAGCATACTCAAAACCAGTTACCTTGTGGTGTGAGAAGTTTGGAACAAACTTGGCAGTTGAATAGTCCTTATATACCTGACCATTTGGATTTCCATCAAAGATGGTGAACTGCCAGAAGTATGAACCACCAGTTACTCTAAAAATAGCAGTTCTTTCAATATTGTCATTTTCTGGATTTGGGACATATTTGGGGCGAATCTTGGTTTTACGCAGGTCCATACCTACGAGTGAAACACCACGTGGAATGATTACGCCACCATGAACACTATTGAGTTTGTAAAGATCATTAGATGATGAATCTAAATCAAAGTTAGAAATGGCACTAAAGGGACTGAAATCACTTGAAGTTGTTCCATCTCTTAATTGATAGTTTGTTCCATCAATAGGAATCCATCCTGGTCTATTGTCAATATAGTGGTCACCAGGATATAGGACAATCGTTGTTTTTCCAAATCTATCATTATCAAGACCTCTTTGATAAGAGAATCTTGATGCTTCAATAAGTGCTCTTTGGATAGTCTTAAATGGACGTCCTAATGAGTTACCCTGATTGTCAATATCATCAGTAGCATCAAGGTCATTTGGACTTACATAAAGGATATTTCCACGAACGTTTTTCAGGAAATTATCTAAACG